CGTGAATTTATTTATGGAGTTATTGATGCTGATGGTTATGGACACACATTAAGTAGTTATGATGGAAATGCTGATGAAGTTACGGTTGAAGGAACCACTTATTGGGTTATCAGACTAAATTAATATTCATTATTACGAAATGATTTATTATAATTGGTTATGGCAAGGAAAAAGAAAATATCATTTAAGCTCAATCCAGAATGGATGTTTAAAGAGCCAATAGATTTTGAATATAACAAATATACTCTGTTAGGTTACCTTAAAAAATGTGGAACAAACTTTGATAGTTTCAGGATTTATCCTGATTTTGTTGAATTATCACTTCATATTGCAAATACGCAGTCTCTTATTAGAGAGAATATACTTTTATTAACGGATAAGAAATTTGATGGCTGCGACGATGAAATATTACTCAAAGAGTTATATCCAAAAAAACCAAGAGATATTAGTGAAGAAGAAAAAACGGAGTTAGAAAAAACTTTAAGATATTCAAACACAAAATTATTTGACGCATTTAATATTGCAAAATCAATATGGACAGTTGCTTATGATAATGTTTTACTCTCATTAAAAAAGAATAAAGATAATGCGGTTGTCGGTTCAGTGTTTGTTGTTTTATTTAATAAGTTTGAGAACAAGATTATTGTTTGGGAATACCAAATGAAAAAACCAAAGAAGGGAGAATTAAATTATAAACCCATTCTTAAAAAGATATACGAGGGAGATGAGAATGAAGAAACTCTTACCTCAATTATTGAAAAAAAATCAACTTGGAAAGAAATAGAATTTCTTAAAAGATTACCGGTGTTTGAAGTTAAACTTACACAAGAACTTCCATTAGAGGAGACAATCATCCCCATTGTTAAAAGAAAACTCCTCACATATGTTTTCAGTGCTCATAAAGTTTGACTATAAATTTTATTTTTCCTAAATTTTGGTATGGGATTTAATAAAAGGATAGTGGACGAAGAAATACTAATTAAGTATTTTGAAAAGAATAAACCTTTGAAGGTGTTATTCAACGCCGACGCTCTTATCCTTGGCGATAAAATAAGTTCGGAGGCGTATGATTTATATACCGAAGGAAAATCTGATGAAGAAATTAAACAAATAATAATAGATAATGAAAACAATTAGAAACAAAAAAACAGGGGAACTCCAAAGAGTGGATGAAAAGATTGCAAACAATATGGTTGGAATCAGTTGGGAATACTGCCCAAAGTCAGAGTTTAAAAAGACACAAGAAAAACCAAGTGAGAAACAAGTTGTTGACAACACCAAAAAGGAAAAAACACTTTCCAAGAAACAAGAGTCAAGAATGAAGTTGAAAGAAAAACAAAGACAATAATATGTTAAACAAAATTCTTAGAAAATTAGACTGGATTTGGGATTATTATTTTGTATATTTCCTTTATAACGGAAATAAACTTGATAGGTATTACGAGTATATGAATAAAAAATGGAATAACAATGGAAAATAAAGAAATGGTTAATCACCCATCTCATTATGGTGGAGCCGAGAATCAATATGAAGTAATTAAGGTTTGCGAGGCTTGGGACTTAGATAAAGATGCTTATTTATTTAATGTGGTTAAATATGTTGCGAGAGCGGGTAAGAAAGACCCCGCAAAAGAACTTGAAGATTTGAAAAAAGCGGCTTTTTATCTTTATCGCAAAATAAAGAAATTAGAACCTTAAAAATAAAAGTGATGGTACAGAATTTATTTTTATCATCACTTTTATTTTATTTTATCTTTTTTCTTCAAATTATCTTCAGCCCATAGTGGTTGAAGATTTGTATAATGACACAATTTTAACACTTCTTCTTCTGTTTTTGCACTTGACAATGGTATAATATGGTCAATATGTATGTATTGACCCATTTTTTCCCAAGACATTCCTTCTGTAAATTGTTTTTCAATATGTTCTTTAAGAAATTCAGGAGAACACCCAACAATTGTAAATGACTTATTATTTTTTATGTAATTTTTAGATTTTAAATATTGGTTAATTCTATTTCTAATATTTCTTATAGTTCTAAATAAAGGGTCAGAATCTCGCCTGTCTTTTTCTTTTTGAGTTAAATTTTTTCTATTTATTTTTGAATATTCTTTTTTCTTAAATAATTGTGTTTCTCTATTTTTCTCCCAATAAAGTTTTTTACGAAGTTTGATAGAATCTAAATTATTTAAATAATATTTTTTATTTCTTTTTATGATTGTTTCTTTGTTTGATAAATAATATTCCTTTGAGCCCATCAAATACTTATTTTTGTATTTACGATATGTTTTTTTTTGACTTAATTTATATTTTTCTTTGTTTTTTTCTCTATATTCTTTTGACTTTAATTTGTCACAATTTTTACAAATTTTTTGTAATCCATCTTTACTTGAGGATTTTTTACTAAATTCACAAATATCTTTTTCAATTAGACATTTTTTACATATCTTTTTTTCCATAATATTCTGTTAATAATGTTTCAATTAGTTTAGATTTATTTATCATTTCTTTATTCATTCTATTAAAAATTTTAGGATTTAATGATATTGCAAATTTAACTTTTTTATCTTCTTCTTTTTTTCTTGGTTTCATATATAATAAATATCTTGAAAAGTATGAAAAGTTATACTTTATAAAATTTTTTCTAATTATAGATTTATCAAAATTAAATTATTATATTTTAATAAATAAAAAATCTAGAACCTGCACAATGATTGAAACAAATAAAATAATAAATGGGAATTGCATTGATGTGATGAAAGATATGCCTGAAGGATGTATTGATTTAGTTGTCACGTCGCCGCCCTACGGTGTTGGAATCAAATATGACGTTCACGATGATGATATGGAATTCACTGAGTATCAGGAGTTCAGTAGAAACTGGCTCACACAAGCATACAGGATTCTTAAAGATGATGGTAGGATTGCTGTTAACATTCCATATGAAATCAATAGACAAGCAAAGGGTGGAAGAATCTTTATGGTTGCTGAAGTGTGGAAGATAATGCAAGAAATCGGTTTTGGTTTTTTTGGTATAATTGATTTAGAAGAAGATAGTCCCCACAGAAGCAAGACCACGGCTTGGGGTTCTTGGATGAGTCCATCGTCCCCATATATCTATAATCCAAAGGAATGTGTTATTCTTGCTTACAAGAAACAACATATTAAGAAAGTTAAGGGCGTCCCGCAGTGGGTCGGTGTTCCTACGGATATTGAAATGGAAGATGGAACAACCAAGAAAAAAATTGTCTATCAGGATGATGATAAAAAAGATTTTATGGAACTTGTCTTTGGACAGTGGAAGTATCTTAATGATAGTCGTCCTATGACTAAGGCAACATTCTCAATGGATATTCCAACCAAAGCAATTAAGATTCTTACCTATAAGAATGATGTTGTCCTTGACCCGTTCTGTGGTAGTGGTACAAGTTGTGTGGCGGCAGAAATATTAGACAGACAATGGTTGGGGATAGAACTCAGTGAGAACTATGCAAAAGTTGCAAGGGACAGGGTTCAGTTATTTATAGATAAGAAAAAACAATTAGAAATAGAAGGGTTAAATTAACCCTTTTTTTTATTTCCACATATTTATAATAAAATAATTATGAAAGAAGAATTAACATTAAAACTCATTCAAATACAAACTCAATTTAAGTTTTTACATTGGCAAACATTTGGAGATGCAAAACATAAAGCGTATGGTGAAATATATGACTCTTTAACAGGTAATATTGATAAATTTGTTGAAATTATGATGGGAAAACAAGGAAGAGTTGAGTTTGACCCTGAATTTTCAATTATGTTCCAAGACATCAAAAATTTAAGTGTTCAAAACTTTTTGGATGGTATTACAGAATTTTTGGTTGGAATGACAGACCAATTAGACAATAGATATGATACTGACTTATTAAATATTAGAGATGAAATGTTGGGAGATATTAATCAATTAAAATACAGATTAACATTAAAATACTAAAATGAAAAAAATTATTAGATTAACAGAAGCAGACTTACAAAGAATTGTAAGAAGAGTAATAAAAGAAGATGAAATGATGGGTGATACTTCATTTAAACCAAAGTTGACAGTTAAAGATATTATGAATGAATTTGATGATGTTAATGATGGTATGATGATAGAGGTAAAAAATAATAAATTAACTATCAGTTTTCCCGATAATTTCGTATATATTATAGACTTGGGACCAAAAAAAATACAAGATATAATGTCTCAACAATCAAGAATATTTAAAAAGAACGGTAAATTACT